TAAGTTTTCGGGCGATTATGTTTACTATGTGCAAAATGTCGCTTTATACGGCGGACTTTTGGGGGCAGGAGCCGAAAATGTGCCTACTTATAGCAAATATATTGCCTATGATTTAGCCAGCCTCACGGACGATTTTATGTCGTTTGTGTGTCCTCCGATAGTGGACGCAACAAGGGGTAAGGGCTTTGTGCTTAACGACGATTATTTTGTCGAGGGAGCAACTAAAATCCTTATTCCTGCGTCCACTGTTGGTATTTTTGATGTCTGCTACAACAGGAGGGTAAAAGAGGTAAACGCCGAGGACGATATGGAAACTACCATAATCGACCTTGAAAGCGATTTGTCTGCAATCTTACCAAACCTCGTAGCGAGTTATATTTGGGTTGACGACGAGCCTGCAAAGGCTGAGTATTACTTAACGCTTTATCGTGAACAAGCGGCGGAAATTCGTGCTACAAGAGAGCACTTAACGCCTGTCGTTTACAGGAATAAATCAGGGTGGTAAACGGTATGGCTAATTCTTTCAAAACTAATTTGAGTAGTAGTGCCACCGAATACAGCCGTTATTATGGCGGTTTTCGTGGCGTGGATTTTTCCAACGACCACACGCAAGTCAACCAATCGAGGCTCGCTTACCTCGTAAATATGTATAAAGATTACAAGAGCGGACAGGGCGAGGCTCTCGAAACTATTGCAGGATATAGACGGCGTGCCGATTTTTCAAAGAGCGTAGCCGTAAACTTAAACGGAGTAGCAACCGCAACGGAAGAAGCGGCAAACAAGGAAATATACGGCATTTTCAATTTTAAGTGCAAGGTTGGTGGGAATGTAATTGAGCGTGTTGTTGTGCATAGTGGTAAAAAACTTTATTTATGGCACAACTATCCTTACTCAATCAACGTTAAAGCCACGACGAGCATAACTGCTCCCGAGGCAACAGGTAGCACAACAGTCGGGGGAACGACGATAAACGAATTTTCACTCGTTTTACCGTTTGACTGTGAGGCTATCATAAATCTTAAAACACAATCGGGCGACAGTATTATTACAGGGGCACGTTATCAAAAGTCAACGAAAACCCTTACATTTACATCGTCCGATGTTAGAAAAAACGATGTGCTCGAATTAGAGTATTACGAGGGGGTTTTGGGCTCTGCGGATATTCTTTTTAGCACTATGAACGAGAGGAAAAGCGAGTCGTTTATATGTAATAATTTACTTTACTTAATAGACGGCAAAAATTTTCTCGTTTACGACGGCACTACGCTTGAAAATGTAAAAAGCGTTGCGTATGTGCCTACTACATACAAAGACATCGTGCCTGACACCGATAATGCGGATACAGGTTGGTATAACGAGCAAAGAAACTTTTTAACGCCAAAATTCAAACATACCTTTGTTGCAACAGGAACGGCAACCGAGTTTTGTATGAACGAAAACGCTCTTGATAGCATTGTTTCGGTTAAGGTTTACGGCGTTGAAACTACCGATTATACGGCGGATTTGGCAAACGGCAAAATTACCTTTGATACGGCTCCCCAAAAGCCAGAAGAAACCGAAACGGAGGACGGAGGGGTTTATCCGCAAGGCTACGCAGGTATAGAGATTACAGCCTCTAAGGTATGGAAATCTATTGACGGCGTAAAGCAGGAAACGGATATAGCCGATATTATTACAGGGTGCACGCTTTGCACTACTTACGATAATAGAGTTTTCTTTTCGGGCAATCCCGATTATCATAACCTTTTGTTCTGGTGTAAGTTAAGTAATGTAAGCGGACGAGCCGACCCGACATATTGGGGTGTGCAGGACTTTCAACCAGACGGCGTAGGACACGCTCCTATTACAGGGCTTATGTGCGTTTCCGATACGCTAATGGTGTTAAAGGCTGACACTCAGCAGGATTCGGCAATTTATTTCCACGCAGGACAAAATACAAACGATAACGTGCAACCGAGGATTTATCCGTCGGTGCAAGGCTTATCTGGGCTTGGTTGCGTAGGTGCCTGCTGTAATTTCCTTGACGACCCGATATTTATATCGAGGCTCGGCGTAGAGGGTGTTTCACAGTTAAAAATTGCCTCCGAGCGTGCTAACGAGCACCGCTCTCGTCTAATCGACGCAAAACTCGTAAATACCGACTTGTCAAAGGTTAGCCTTGAAGAATGGGGCGGATATTTATGCGTGTTGACGGACGGCAAGATTTTCCTTGCGGATAGCCGACAACGTTATCAGGACACATCGGGCTCTATGGAGTATGAGTGGTATTATCTTGAAAATATCGGTGTTTGGCGTAATCAATACAAAGAGTTTTCCTATTCTTCGGTTTTACCCGAGGAACTTATTGGGGCAAAGGTAGAGCACGACGGCGTAGAATACGCCATAGAACTTGCCAACCAGGTGTATTATCCGCAGGAGTATGAGACAAAAAATCTTTGCGGAAACATAGTAAACGCCCCCGACGACGAGGGAAACAGCACGGCTAACGTCCATACAAAGATAATTACTGTAAATATAGGCGATACGCCGATTTCGGTAGCGGTATCATATATCGTTTACGATATTACGGACTCTATCACGAGCGAGATTATCGAGCGACATATCTATTTGTGTGAGAGCAAAGGCAACCATACAGGCGGAGTATTCCAAAAGGCGGTTGTATTGCGTTCTATGAGTGATAATTTGTTTTTTGGCTGTGTAAACGGCACTGTATGCTCGTTTAATTTCGACCAAAGAGACGAGGACGGCGAACTGCCTCCCTCTACCTACAACTTTGACGAAAGAACGATTATGTGCGGTTGTGCAACTCTTATGGATAATTGCCAAATTCCGCACCTTACAAAGACGACGATTAAGCGTTCCACTGTTATTAAAACAAAGTCTTTTAAGAGTAGCACGGCAAAGGTAAAGGTTAGAACGAATAAAAAGCCTTACGAGCAAATTTCTCGCATAAATAGTGCCTTATTTTCGTTTGACGATGTGGATTTTTCCGATTTTTCGTTTATTACCAACGAACAATCACTCTTTGCGGTTAAAGAGAAAGAGAAACAGTGGGTAGAAAAACAATACTATATCTATTCGGACGAATACCTAAAACCTTTCGCCTTGTATTACATATCTTTCCGTTATCGTGTTGCAGGACGATATAAAGATTAAGGAGGCTTATTTATGAGCACGACAAAAAAACTAACAAAAATTACGCCTAATCAAATTGCAGAGAAAGGCGTGCAGGCGTTATCTAACCGCCCAAATTCGCCCTCTCAATACGGCGTAGGCGGTTTGAGTGCCGTAAACCTCAAATTGTGGTTTGATAAACTTGCAACTTTCTTGGCTGAGAAAGTAAACGAGTTGCAGGACACGCTATCGGGCAACGAGGCGGCGGAATATATCCGTATTTTGCTTGACGATTACAGTGTGGAAAACCTAAACGACCTTGTTTTGTCGTTTACAAACGGCAATTTTGCAAAAAAAATCTTGAAATTATATCCGTCTGCAAGTGCAGTAACAAGACTAACGTTGCAGGCAATAATCGACCAAATCGCCGCCGATACGGCAAGTCTTTTCGCTCACATAGAGCGTCTCGACAACGCCAAATTGAGCAAAATTACATCTACGGCACCTTATAAGAGGGCGTATATAGTTATGAAAATGGAATATAAGTTAATTGAAAACATCAAAAAGGGCTTTATTGTAACAAGGGAGCCCGAGCAGGTGGACGACGAACTTATAATTACCTTTACAGGAGCCCCGAGCGGTGCGACGGCTATATTTGAAAATGAGAGCGGAAATTCGCTTTATAGGCAGTTGTATGACGCAACCTGCTCAATTCCTAAGGAGTTTATAAAAGGCTCCGTAAGGGTAACAATAGCCGTCTTAAACGGACAATTCAACGCACCTAAATATCGTTGCGAGACGATTTATTCTAAGACTGTCAACGGCGTGCTTATAGTGTGCCCTAACGGCTTAGATATTCCGCAGGAAATTATAAGCGTTTATGCCTGTATGCAGGACTTAAACAATAAACAAACCACGCTCACGAAAGCGATTGACGAGGTAAACGAAAAACTTGCTCGATTGCTCGACGGCTGGGATATTACTTAACAGGAGGCTTTGCTTTATGACTATGAGCAAGACAAAGAAAAGTGTAATCATTATGGCTATTGTCGTTTTACTTACGACAGTTATTTTCCTTTGCAGTGGCTTTACTACTACGGCATACGCCGCAGAGGCTGAAACTGCAACCGAAAACACGGAACAGGTCCAGACGGACGAAACTACGACTACGGCACCGCCTGAAACTTTCCTTACAAGGGTAGAATCGTGGTTTAACGACAATTTCCTTGAATTTTTATCTACCGTAAACTTTGGCTCGATACTTGCCTGTATCGTGGTTGCTATCGTTGAAAAGAAAGGCAACAAGAAAGCAAATAAGATTACGTTAGAAAAGTTGGGTGTAAATACCGAAAGCAACGGCGAGGTAGTAAAGGCTGTAAACTCACTTATTGATAATTACAACGCCACTATTGAAAAACTCAACGATATGGAAACCAAGAACGAAAAACGAGATATGATTTGTCAGGAACTCGAAACCTTTACAAAAGCAATTCTCGAAATTCTAACTACCGTTTATGCCAACAATAAGAATATTCCGCAGGCGGTTAAAGACCTTATTTCCTTAAAGTATGTAACCGCACTGAAAGCAAATAATCCTAACGCTGAGGAATTGCCTGCCGATGTAAAGCCTAACGCCGAGGAGGTGTAAGGCTATGAAGAATAAAACAAAAGGCACCTGCGTCCGTTGGGGGGCGACGGCTCTTTGCGTTGGGGCTCCTCTCGGGGCGACTATTGCACAATTTCCTGTGTGGGTTGCAACAAGCGACAAAGCCACGATGTCGGGGCTGTTTCTTGTAATGGCGTTTATTTGCTGTTTGCCGTTTGTAAATCAGTTAAAGGCTTATTTCAAATCCCCTGCAATATGGGTTGTCTGGACTGTTCTTTTGGTGCTATTTATTGCTTTACGCAATATTATAGACCAAATGGTTATTGTTTGTGCCGTCGGGCTTATTTCCAACGGTGCAGGCTCTATGCTTTACAAACTCGGCGACTACATAAAGACGATACCAGACAAGGAGGATAATGCAAATGGCAACGGAACCAATTAAGCCCATAGGCACGCCGTCCTCTACATCGCAACCAGGCGGAAATAAAGTAGGCAATGCTATCGAAAATATGAACGCCAAAAAACGCAAAATTACTCGCAGTATTCTAAATAATACAGGTATTTTCGTCGGCGTTTTCCTCGTGTTTATCGTTATAGTAGTATTTACCACCGACGTTAAACTTACCTCAATTTATCAGGTAATCGAACTTGGCTTATCTTTCTTTGTGCTGTTGTTCTGCTCCTATTCGATGTTTGTAAACTTATCCGATAGCGGTAGTAGGGCAGGCAAGGAAAGCGATACATACATTAAAACGCTCACGGAATACGAGGACGAGAAAAAGAGTATTATCGACGCAAAAAAGCAGGGCAGGCTGACCGAGTTTTGCAGATACTATGTTATAGACGAACTAAAAAACGCTCGCTATTCGATTATTTCGGAGGTTGGTATTGATTTTGATGTTTATAATACGGATTACATCGGCAAGACGGAGGAGGAACTGAAAGAGTATAAAACGCTTACTCAACCGCAAATAAATGCTATTGTGAGGGCAAACAACGTTAAGCCTATCAAACTTACGCCCGAAATGATTTTTAGGCGTGGCAGGGGCAGTAATCGCCGTGCTCCGCTCGGCACTAAACCTGAGACGAAGAAAGGCATTACATACGGCACAAAATTCGTTAAAACCTGTATTACATCTATGCTTACAGGTATTATCGTTTTAGAGGTGGTTGTAACGCCAACCTGGGCGACCTTTGCGGCCTGCTTACTCAAACTATGTCCTGTGATTCTCAACGGCTTTACAGGTTATAAATTCGGTTATGAAAATATCGTTTATGACACTGTAAACTATATGAGCGACCAAATCGACCTAATGCACCAATTCAAGCAATATATAGAAGATAACCCCACGCCTCTTACAATCGGCGTTGAGCCCTCGAAAAACGAGGCTGAGGAGGCGAATAATGAGACGGCTGTGGAGGAAATTCCTCAACCTGCTGAAAGCGTTGTTTAGGCAGTTAAAGGACAAAACAAACATTATTATATTTATAATAGTTTTCCTCGTTTTATCTTGTGAGGTATGGGTGCCTATTATTCTTGCTATCGTTACGCAAAATGCGTGGTGGTATGGAATAGCGGCGACCTGTTGGGCGTTTTGGTTGGCTCCATTTACGCCGTTTCTGCCCCTGTGCATAGCCCTTGCTTTTGCCGTCAGGAAAGCCTATGACGCACTGAAAAAGAGGGCAAGAAAGAGGCATAGCCCAGACGTTAATAACTATGTGGAAAACTCAAAAATAAGTGAAAAAGAGCAATCGAGGTAGGTTGCTCTTTTTTTGTTGCAAAAATTTTTATTTTTTCAAAGTTAATTTGAGTTGCTTTGAGTTGGCTATGCAAAAATTTTAAGTTTTTTTGAGTTGGATTTCATTTTTTTACAAGTTGCTTTTCATTTCCTATTTATAAAAACAGCAAAAACCCCTTATATATAGCGTGCTTTTATCGTTTTTCTTGTTTATGCAAACTTTATGCAAATGCTATGCTTTTGCTATGCACTTGCATTACACTTGTATCTCGTTTGCTATGCAAATGCTATGCAAAATTATGCAAATAGAAATAGAAATCAAATAAAAAGAGAAATTAAATTAAATACACTATCGTGTATTGATTGATGGATAGAATTACGCCCGTGGGCGTGCGTGAGGTTATCCACAAAAAATGATTGATTGATTTTTTTCTTGAAAATAAGACGGCTTGATATTTTCGGAAAAATGTGCTATAATACCGCTACCGAAGAAAACGGAGGTATGCACTATGAAAGGCGTAAAATACTCGGCAAGAGAAAAACAAAGGGCTCTTAATATGTGGCTTAAAGACGGCAAAGACATCTTGTATGTTGCTAAGCATTTTAAGTGCACCGAGAGGACGTTATGGCGTTGGAAAGCAAAATACGACGGCAGTATAGAGAGTCTCGAAAATGGCTCGTCCGTTCCTCATACACCAAGCCCTAAGGCTCATACAAAGAGTGAGACGGAGCATATAATTGAACTCTTTAAGGAAAACCCAGATATTAGTTATTCCGAGGCTTTGGGAATACTACGCCAAAAATACGCATACAGCCGCACTTATTTCGGCTTTTATCGTTTTGTAGTTAAAAATAAATTACGCCCTGTTGAAGAAATACACGAGGCGTATGTCGCTCAGCCGTATAATACCCCTGAAATGTTCGGGCTTAAATGGCAAATGGACGTTAAATTTGTGCCGAGAGAGTGCAACATCGGTATTTTCTCTACGGAGCAGTTATATCAATACACAATGATTGACGAGGCTACACGAGAAAGGTTTATTTATCCGTATAAAGAGCATAGCGGATATTCGACGGTAGATTTTGTTAAAAGAGCCATTACCTATTTTGGCTATTTACCGCAAACCATACAAACCGACAACGGCACCGAATTTACAAACCCGAAACACGCAAAGGAAACGACGATACATACCGTTGACATATTGCTTAATAAACTCGGAATCCGCCATAAACTTATAAGAGCATACACCCCGAGACACAACGGAAAGGTGGAACGCTCCCACCGCTCCGACCAGGAGGCATTTTACAATCACTTGCAATTTTCTACCTTTGAAGAATTAAAAGAGAAAATGCAGGCGTGGCTGACAAGATATAATAATCGCCCTCATTCTTCTTTGAGAAATAGAGAGGGTAAAAGAGTGTTCTACTCGCCTTTGCAAAAGAGAGCGGAACTCTTGGAGGACTTAAAGGCTTGTCGTAATGAGTATAAAATACGCTTTCTTAAAGCGAAAACAGCATAAATCAATAGACAATCTGGGAGGCTCCCTGTATAAGAGAGCCTTTTTGTGCTGTCCATTTTCTTTTTAATTGACTTTCGGGAGGAAAAAGTGTATAATAGAACGGCTAAAATCGGTGTTTTTTGTGAACGAAATAAAAAATTTTCAAAAAAATTCAAAAAATTACTGAAAAAGGCTTGA